CAACAGCTAGCTTTTCCTGCCGAGCCTCTCTGCCAAAATCTGGCAGAGTTGGACCTGTTGCCGTTTGAGCCCCGGCAGGAGAGGTGCCTGCGATCCCAGGCTTCTTTTGTGCCTTCGCCTTGTTAGGGTAGGTGCCAAAATTGAACGCGCTCATTCGTTAGCTCCTCAGACCCAGGGTGCGCTTGAGCTTCAAGGTGACGCTCAAAAAATTCGGGGTGCCCGCCGTCGTTGACAGTGCCGTTGCGTCATCTGTATCCATGACCAATGCTAGCATGCGGGGACCCTGATTCGCTGGAGTATAGTCGGATGCCAGAGAGAGGACAGTAGAAAATGCAGCCCCGCTAGCTCCCGCCGTGTCATTGACAGCACTGTTCGATGTCAGGGCCACGTTGTCGATAGGCGTCGAGACCACTTGCCAAGCCCCTGCCGAGTCGAAGTAGCCCCACTCGACGCGGAAGAGGCCAGACTGCGCCCCACAATCAGTACAGACCCAATTGTAGGCGATGCCTGTGTAGGTGCCGTCGCCACCGCTCGTGCCCGGAATGCTGGCCAAGGCCAAGATGTCGCCGGCCGCGTTCGCAGACTGCCACACCACATCCGTACACATGAGGTTGACAAGCACCTCATAGATCGAGTTGGCAAGCTGCGCATTGAGAATACCTGCATCAGCAGTGAGATCGGCAGTCGTGTGTCCAGCGTTGTGGTGATCTTCAACGGCCTGGAAATTCGCCTCGATCTCTGTCTTATCGGCCACAGTCGCAAGGGTAGGAGTCGGGATCGTAAGAGCCATTACACTTCTCCGCCGATAACATCGGCCTGGTAAATCACCCCGAACTTGGGGCCGTAGACACGAGCTGTATTGGCCTTAGGGATAATGGGGATCAATCTCTCGTCGTGCCCGGCAATCTCGTAGCCTGCGAACGGGCCGTTGCCAACGATCGAGGCAAATTCCGCCGTCACATCTGTCGCAGCGAACCCGAGCGCGTAGTAAGTGTCACGATCTAGCTCAATCCGATCAAAGGAAACCTCTTTGACACCAATCGACGCAGTGTCAAAGGTGACTTCAGAGCCGCGCACGATTTTCCAAGTTCTACTCAGTATATCGAGGATGTAGAGCGCCGCCCGAGCCTTTGACCCTGCTGCTCCAGCTACCGTCATGCGCAGTGAGGCCATATCCACAGACGTGTTCCGTGGCAAGTAGCCGATCGCCTGGAGATGGACAGTGTTGACGACCGACACGGCAGCCGTATCGATGAAGGCGTAGGGGGCCATGCCGACACAGGCCCAGCCTGGACGCACCTCGGCAATACCCTGCCGGCGCGTCTCCAAAAAGCTGAGGTGCGGCCCTTGCTCTTGAGGGCGCCCTGGACGAAGGCCTCTGCGCTCTGCCACCATCAACGTCTCCCAAGCGGCATGAGGCCAAGCTCAATGCGAGAGATTTCCATGCGCTGGTTTTTCTGGCTGTGCGAAATCTTGACCTGTACCCAATCAGGATCTTTGCGCATGTCGATACGCTTCTTGCGGCGCCTAGAGGGGGTATAGCTGTCGCCCCAAGTGAAAGTGCCCCAATCCTTCTCGTTATGATCGAGGAAGCTCACTGCCTGAGCAGCCTGTTCGATGTCATCTATGATCAAAGTCACGTCAACTTCGCGTGTCTTGTTCGTACCAATGATGTTGGTGACACGGATCCTCTTCTTCATGCCCTCATTGATCCCGACTCGATGTGATGTGAAGTAGGACTCGATCTCACCACCGTGATCTGTGAGCCCGACACCCATCTGGTAGATACGACCCTGAGAGTCGCCAAAGTAGAGCGTTTCGTCATCGGACGAGGCCTCATCTTCGAGCCAGTGTTGTGCATCGATACCATCCCAGAGCCAAAAGGCATCGGCATCGTAGTCCCAAGCAATCGTGAGGTTATGCGTGTCACTGCCGTCCGTCGTTACACTGAGTAGATAGACAGATTTGGTGCGCCAGTGAGCCGCTGCTGCAAAGGGTCGCCGCCCGGCCGTGATGGAAGGCCATACGTCAGCGAGACGATCCTCGCCATCTTGCATCGAGACCTTTTTGGCGGTCGCGCCGTTGAAGGCGTAGAGCCCATCTTCGGCCAAGAAAATCAAGTTGCCGCGAATTTGCTTGATCGAGCTGTTCGAGACACATCCAATACCAGCTACAACTTGGCGAAAATCGTACTCGCGCAAACCAAAGGCATTGATCCCCGCATCATAGGCCATCCAGATCGAGTCATTCTTGAAGATGACCGGGTACTCACCGAGATTCGAGAGGCCAGTAATTTTCGAGTTGTCCGATTCTGACAACTCCTCGATCGAATCGGAAGGGATCACCTTGTGGAAAGGGGCTGGTGCTCCCCAACGGACTGTATAGTCGTCGGCGAACCACAGGCGGCCCTGGAAAAACATGATGTACTTGGCACGCGGGAACACGGTCTCTTGCGGAACGAGTGTCTTGTCATAGTTCGCGCCTGGACCGATCGCAAAATCGCGGAACTCGACAAGTGCTTCAAGTAAATCGGAAGAGGCATCATTCGGCTGATGTCTAGTGATCCTCCGTCCGTAAGCAATGAATGCTTCATCGAACTGTGGCACAACAGCCATGCTGGCTGGTTCAGCGGCAATTGCACCTGTTATTGTAGTTGTAGCAGTCTTAGCGAATAGGAGGGCGCTCGTATTGGCGTACACAACACCAGTGCCCGGCACATTGCCAAGAAAAAGATACCGCTTGTGCGTCGAGAATTGTGGAGCAAAAAGACCCCGCAAATTCGTATCGCCGATCAAATTCGTGTTAGCGCTATCTACATCGATCGTAGTCGGGTTTGTAAAATCAGCGTCGAGCAAATTGAGTCTGATCCAATACGCAGATTGACTATCGACAATGGTTAAGGCCCAATCTTGAGGCGCAACTGGAAGAAAGAAACCTGTACCAGAACTGAATAGCTCAAACCCAGAAGGAATCGCTCGGTTCACATTTAAGTGCTTCCAGGCCGATCCATTCCAATACTCAGCCTCATAACGTACTGCCGCAGTATTTGCAGCAGTAACAGCAATGAAAAGAGCATTGAACGTTACGGAGTGGCCAATGTAAATACGATCTTGATCGCCGCCGGAAGCGATGCGACCCACAAGACTGGCTGTACCAGCGCTGTCCAAAAGACTAAGGGCTCCAGCACCAGAAGGGGAGCGAAAGGTCCCAGCACTCACATCTTCTGCACGAGCTAAGAGGACCGTTTGTGTAGCAGTACCAAAGATCGTAGATGTGATTCCCACATAGCCCGGCCGAGTGACCATCTTGCCCTCGGGGGCCCAGACGTTCCGGGCGTCGATACACTCGTCCGCACGCGCCTTCTCGGCCTGCTGATTGATCCCGCCTGTGCAATTCACATGACGGTAGCTGAGATTGGCTCGGCCCAACGGGATAACCTCCGGCCCGCACCCGAAGGCGAGGGCCAAAAAGAGACTAGGCGCGAGCGTTGTGCTTCTGGCTCGACTTGTTCTGCTCCGGGTCCACAGCCTTCGCCGGCTTGGCGTCGCGCACGAGAGACTTGACGTATTCGCGAGGCGGCAGCGTGTAGCGTTCATCGATCACCTTGAAGAAGAGTGCGTTAAGAAGGTCGATCTTCACCTTCCGCGACTCATCTGCAAAGCCCTCGCCGGTTGCCGGAACTGGCCAATGCGTACGCCAGGCCACGGATGCATCCAAGGCCTCGCCGTAGGCGAGCATCTCTTCTTGGCTCCAAGAGTCATTCGGCTCGTAGTTGGTCGGCGCACGCACGATCTTGATCGCACCGACCATCAGCTCATCCTGACGGGCATCGCGCTCAGTGAGCCAATCGGCCGTCGACTTCGAGCACTGATGGCGCGAGAAGGGCGGCAGCTTGACGAGCATCGGAGGCACCGAGAAGGTCTCCTTGCCCTGGCCATCCTTAGTGGCCCTGACGATTTGCGGAACCTGCATCTTGCGGTGCACCGGACGGGCCTGGCGCAGAGGGTTCGTCACTTCCTGCTCGACCTCGATGTTCTTCTGACGATCGAAGTAGGTGGTCTTGACCTTCTCGGGCAAGAACGGGTTGCCGGTGACGTTGGCGAGGTAGACAAGAGGCTCGCCCTCGATGCGCGGGATCGAGGCAACTACATAGGGCTGCACGAACTGTCCGCGCTGGGCAAGAAAGAGCTGCGCCACATCAGGCGGCAGGACTCGGATCTCGAAGGGCTGCATCGTATGTCGGCGCCCATCGGAGTAGGCATGCTGATCGATGTTGCTGTGATTGTAGAGGGTGACGTTCTCGCTCATTGGACTCTCCGGTTATCGGACCTGCCGATGGTTTCTGATGCNTGCTGGATTCGTCTCGGTCGGTACTCCGCGACTCAGCGCCATGTGGTACAGCTCTCGATAATGCTCCAGACGGCGGGTCCATGAAAGCGGGACCTGCTCGTCTGCAATGTCGCGCAAGATAGCGGCGGCCGACCAATTGAGCAGGTCGCGGTGATCGTAAGCGAGCCAGTCAGCCTCGTCCGTGTGCTCCTTGAGCGTATTCGGCTGCGCGATGTAGGAAAACTCTAGTGTGGTCGCCCGATCTGGACCAGTCGTGCCCCACTGAAGCTTCTGGGCGTCGATGAAAAACGTGGTGTGATTCTGCCATCGCTCAGAGACGTAGATCGGGAAGCCAACAGCACTGTCCGTCACATCATGGACAGAGATGATCGCTTCGCGAGCAATGAATGAGGGGAGATCGAACGTGACTGCGCTCGCAGCCCAGACTTTTTGATAGGTGCGCCGTAAAGGCGACTGCCCACCTTCGAGGATCGCCAAGTTGCGCTCGCTACGGCCGGCTTCATTGATCGCGGCGTCGATTTTTTCCCACTCAGCATTGGAGGTGGCGCCCGCGAAATCTTGCGAGGCGGCGCCATCCGAAAAATTGATGATCGTGGCCACGCCCTTACGGTGCCAGGCCAGGTTGCGGTCGCTCATTGGCAACCCTCAAGGGCAAAGCTCATACGATCGGCATCCCGCCCGTAGTGAGCTTTTCGACGAAGCTGTTTTCGACGCCCTTGATTTTGTCGCCGCGCAAGAGCGCCTTATCGTCCTCAGTCACGAACTTGTTGGCGATCTGAGTGGACGAAGAGGTGCCACGTTGGGCCTGCCAGTAGAGACGATCGCCGCCCGCTTCAGCGAGATCGTTCAACTGGCTCTGGTACTCATGGCCCTTTTTTCGCGCGCTGGCCATGGTGCGCTCTTTGATCGGCGTTAGCCAACGGCGCACCATAGGGATGACCTTGCCACTGAATACCTCTTCGGGCTTCACGTGCGCGATCAGCATTGGGACTTTCTGGAGGGGATCGTAGGAGTGTCCAAAGACAGGCCCACGTCCCCTCCAGAAGTCGCCAAAGAAAGTCCTCTCGGAATCGCGCGTGTGGTAGAGCTGGATCAGGGCGAACGTCTTAGACGCACCATCCCAACCAAGCCTCGCGTCCTTCGTGACGCGATACAGCTCCTCCACAATGTGATTCGGCGGGTGCATCGTTATTCCCTAGCCGCACAAGGACTAGCTGATGCCGCCAGACGCCGAATGGTAGAAGTGGAAGTGGACATCGAGCACGAGCCCTTCTGGATCGCCGCCCGCCTCCATCGCCAGCTTGAGCCGTGCCGTGCCGCCCGAGGCGCTGTCGTTGTCCTGATCACGGATCAGAGCAAACGCGCACATCGTATCCGGCGGGGTCACGACCTCGTAGGTCATGTGGGCCGGGTTGACGTTGGCCGGACCGCCGTGGGTCACGTCCTCGGCCTGTCCACCCACGAGATCGCTCAGGCGCACCTCACGAATGAGATGCGGCCAGTCACGGAGGGTTTTCTGTCGCGAAACGGTAGCTGCCATGGTGTTTTCCTTTGTTCCTTGCTCGAAGGGTTAGCGGAGGCCGCACTCAAAAAGCTGCAAGACGGGCGGGCTGTCGGAGGTGCTGCCCTCCTTGGCGAAAATCAGGGTCGGCACGTAGATGTCCGTGGCCGCCTGATCGAGCGTGAAGGCCACCGCGCCAGCGGCAGCCGCCCCATTGATCAAGTAGGTCACGACGCCGGCCGTCGAGCCGCGCACTTCTAGAGTCGTCGAGGTGGAGGCCGAATGCGTATCGGCCCCGTCCGTGAGCGACGTGGTAGTGATGTCGGTCTCGGTCGCTGTGCCGCCGTCATCCTGGGTGAGCGTCTTGTAGTCACACCCGTCAATCTGGAGCAACGCAAAGTCATCGTACACAGGCGTGGCCTGATCGATGTCATCCTCGTCGACTACCGCGACGTAGGCGCCGTCATTGCGCACCCCGAGAGCCGCCACCTCGTAATCGGAGCAGTCCGACAGACTGAACTTGGCCTTGACGTACCAGGAGACCCCAGGCGCGAAGGCGCAAGGGCTTGTCACGTCGATCCCGAAGGTGAACTGATTGCCCTCGGCCGTAGTGTTGTCGCCGGGAGTCTCCCAGCCGACAGCGCCGGCCGTAGTGACCTTGATCCAAGCGGCAGAATCGGTCCCTGCCGTATTGATCATCGAGAGCACCGAATTGCTGCCTCCGAACAACAGGAAGTTGGTCTCGGCGTCCGTCGCAGAGATGATCGTCGCGTCATCCTGCGCACCGATGTAGCCGCCAGCGACGCTGAAATCGATACGGGCACGCTGGACAGTCGCCGCCTGGATCACAGTCGGGAGGAAGGCGAAGAGAGTGAGCAGAGCAATCTGAAAGATGCGGATCATGTTTTTGGTCTCCAAAAAGGTTTTCACGAGTTAGCCCCCTGAGCTGAAGGCCGCCATTGGCACTTCACTGTACCAAATGCGGACCGAAACAGTGTTGGCTGCATTACCACCGCCATACTCACCAGATCCAATCGTAGTGATGCGCACTAATGAGTTGGAGACTGGCACGGTAGGCCGATAACACAAGCAAGTATCGGCACCTGCACCATCACAAGCCAAAGGTACTTCTGCACCAGCGGCCAGATCGAAGCCGGAAATACAGGTGCCATCGCACGTGGTGTCACAAGCCGTTCCACCAGCAGCAACGACTACTGACGCCCCATTCGGTGGAGTGATCACCCGTGCTGCGTCGGCTCCTGCATCCACGAAGCCAGTGGCCTCGATCACTACAATATCTGTGCCATCAGCGTACTCGATCACCAAATTGTCGGCCGACTCGGTATAGTCTGCCGTCCAATCGAGGAACAAGGCCACCTTGTGAACCACAATAGCCGTAGTCGCTACTGCCGCGATCAGAGTGATCGGAGTAGCTTCCAAGGCCAGCATGTTGGTGTTGGTGAGCTGCGTATTGCTGACCTGCAAAAAGTCAGCATTGACATCAGCAGACACGATGTTGTTCGCAGTCAACGTCACAGCGCCGGCAGACGACAGAGCCACATCGCCAGAGACGGCTACCGATACTAGATCGGTGCCGTCTCCAACAAGGATCTGTCCAGAGCCGTTGGCATCGTAGGCTGCCATCACGTTCGACGAGTTGCCGCGCATGATGAAGCCACGAGCCAATCGCGCACCCGGAGCGTTGGCCCCGAGCATCACGACCACCAAAGTCAGAGCCGCAAAGCCTCCGAAGAAGCCTGCCAGCAAGTTCTTGATCCGCATCTTACGACTCCACCCGCATCAGCTCGACGTAGACCAGACAGAGGGCGTCGCTTGCGGTGACGATCTTGAGGTTGTCGCCAGCATCCAAGTTGTAGTAGGCGTCATCGACTTGCGATGCATCCCACTTGTCCTTGTCCGACAAGGCCGACACGTCCACCGCTTCGGTGATCACATTGTCGTCTTTGTCTTTGAGCTGAACGGTGTCCGCAGCGGCCCCGGCTCCGGTCATAATACCGGACATCCCGAGGACACGAAGCCTACCGTTGTACGGCGAGCCGCCCTTGAACACTTGGTACTCGGTGGTGCCAGCTTCGGTCTGGACCTCCACCTTGAACGGGATCCCGCCGTAGCGTTCTACGTGGTCGCCGAGCTGGTATGGATCGATTCCGTTTGCCATGTTGCTCAGCTCCCTTAGTACGCCGTCTTGACGTCGACCTTGAGATCCTCAATCTTGCCGCAACGGTTGCGCTGCTCGATGAACATCTCACAGATTTCGACGGCGTTTGCCACGTAGCCGAGCGAATTGTTGTCTCGCTCGAAGATTCCGCCACCATCTGACCGGCGCCAGTCCAGCTCGCTCTGCATCGCCCACGAAACCTCGTTGCGGTCAACGAAGAACATCTTGCCAGGCTGAGTGTCGGCAGCCGCCATCGGCTTCACCTTGCCGAAGGAAGTCTGGAAGGTCGGCAGATCGAGGCCAACAGTGTCCTCATCCGGCGTGATGCGCTGCATGTTCTCGAACAACTCCTCATGGTTGATCGAATCCCAGACCGAGGACAGGGCCACGATCTCGCGCGAGGCATCAGCGCCCGACTCTTGCTTGATCATTGCGAGGATCTGTCGGTACAGCTTCGCGATGAGCGGCCGGTCAACACCCGAGTGGTCGAGGACCGGGCTCGTATGGCGCGGGTAGCTAGTGATGTTGGTACCCTGGAAGGTGCCGGTCGCGTCGTCGATGAGCTTGTCGAGACCCGTGATGCCGTTGCCGTAGGCATTCTTGAGACCCGAGCCCCAGACGATGTGATCGCCAGTGGCCTGGCCGACTGCCGGGAGCGCGCCAGTCACAGTCACGGTCACTTCGCCGGCCGCGGTGAGCGCCCGATTCAGCTTGGTGACAGTGAAGGTCCCGTGGACCGTGACCAGATCCGTGTCGAGGACGGTGTAGTCCTGGCCATCCCAGAGACCGTGACCATCGCTGACAGTGATCGTGCCGCCCGCGACTGCCGAGACCGTAGCGCCGAGAGTGCCGACGATGCCGGTGCCATCACGAGTGAACTGGAACTCTTCCCACTTCTTGATGCCTTCGAGCAGGCCTTCCAGCTCGCTCTTGACCACGGTGATCGCGGCATGCTTCGTGGTCGAGGCATTTTTGAGGATGCCCTCCGACACGCGAACAGCGCCGACGATGAACTTGCGGTACGCCTCCATGTCGACGTAGCCCTGCCGGCCAGCCGAGGGGATCGGGCCACCGTCCACCGTGTTCGTGATGCCGACGTTGCGACCAACGTGCACCTTCTTGATGATCTTTTCGCCTTCCCACTTGACCTTGCCGAGGGGGATTTGACGGGCCATGGACGTGCTGTTCAACGTCTTGATCACGCCCGGAAGGTAGTGGTTGAAGGATGCGCCGAAATCTGCGAGCGAAACGCCCATGTGCTTACCTTTTCTTGGTGATAGCCGGGCGTCCTGCGAG